CTGGCTAGGCCTTTCCTCTTGGTATAAGTTTATTGTATTTCGGGTAAAAAGGCAAACCCTAGAGGAACCTGCCCTGACCATCTGTTATTCTGGAATATTTGATCTCTAATATGACCTCTGCTGAAAAAAAGCCCTGAAGCTCTTCAGAGGGCGCTGTTGGGGATATATCAGCCACCCATATAGTATGGAATTTAAATTTATCTGATAAATCGTCCCATTTATTTATATCTCTTGCAGACTCGTCCATTCTTCTAAACTCGTCTGTCATATAATTTCTAATCTCATTAATCTCTGATATATCGGTTGAGTAAAGGGTAAATAATATTTGCTCACAACAGATTAGCCAGTTATCCTCATAGGACATGCCAATCTTATCATAGACAATATGCTTCTTCCCGCTCAAGAATTGGTTCATCTCGGCTGCCTGTTGGACTGGAATAATTGGAACAATATTCTCATTCAGATTATCACTCCAGTAATCGTTTTCATCAAATATGTTTCTTGTATATAGCTGATTCCAAAGGTACTTTCTTAGTTCCAGCATAGCGTCTAGCTTGTAGTTTGCTGTCATAATGCACCTCCAAATGCTAATGATAATTCTGAGTCCGCCTGCGCCCTAATTGTATTAGGAGTAAAACTATATTGAACCTTTTTAATATTTGAAGGAACACTGAGTGCTTTAGTCATGCTTGAGTTAAATAGTCTTTGAAAGCCAGACTTTCTAATTGAAGAATTTACTAGCTGGCCACTAAAAAATCTAGAATGTGCCAATCCAAATTGGTTTCTTGCTGCCGATCCGCCAGGACGTTTTACTGTAACCGCAGCACCCTTTGGCATAAAGACAACTTCTCCATCATATTCAAAAACTAATCTATCTGCATTTTTTGGCCTAATAACTAATGGATTACCTTGTTCCATTATTTCTGCCTTATTTACAAACATATGTCTACGACGGCTTGTTGTTGACGGTACAAGTGATCGTGAGGGCTTAAATTCATAATTTACCCTAAAAGATAATCCTTCTTCAGATATTTTGTTTAACTTGAATAGTCTTGCTGACTTGTTTCCAGCCTTCTTCCATTCGTATACGTGATGCAAAGATTTGGGTCTTGTTCTTGCTAAAGCATCTATGTACTCTCCAAAGTCTTTATCTATCTGCTCAAATATCACTGTTGTAAAAGCGTGTTTAAATTGTTTATTAGTAGTAAGTTTTGATATGACAGAAGCGCTGTAATAGACATATGCTGATACCTGTGCAACCGTACTATCTTTTAACACACCATTACGATTGCCGTACATTAGTCTTTCAAGACCACTAGATGCCTGAACCAGAAGATTACTATTGTCCAATTTGCTGATTCTCCGATCTCTTCATAGATGAGTTATATCCAATGACTCTTCCAAATGGATCTGTAATCGGTGTTGTTCCCATTACTTCAAAAACTGTTGGGGTCTCTGTTGGAAAATTAATTTCTGTCCAAATAGGGTTGCCTTCTTGATCACATATATTAGTAACTTTTTCTCTAGTAATTAATCTATCTGTAGTTCTTACTTGAATAATTTGATCATTTATATACTTGTTGCTAAATATTTGTTTGTCGCTAGACCTTGTTGTTGCCGAGTTGCTAATTACGCCTTTAGCGTGACAACTAATTGTTTTATAGTAGTTCCAGTCCTTTTTTATAGCCCCAGTATCTGGGTCTTGAATGTCATATTGTCTATAAACATCCAACCTCATTGATAGTACTGAATCAACAAGGTTATTCATTAGAGTAACATCACCTGTGAAACTACATAGTCTGCTAGCAGTTGATCTGCATATAGATTACCAGTCCCAGATGATACTCCACCAGCATATTCGAAATCCCAGTCAAATGTGGATATCTTCTTTATGTACTTATTTTTCCAGGTTATGTCTTTTGAGAAATAATCTTTCATTAATTCTATACATGCCAATTCAACATCGTCTGGCACTTCTTCGTATCCAAATCGTGCAAAAACCTGGTATCTATCTCCCTGTTTGAATGCTGATCCGCTATCATGAATGCTAGGTGGAACCATACCGTTTGCAGTGTAAATAGTATTATCTATAACAGAGGATCTATCTATTCTTATTCCAAATCCATTTTCTGTAATATTTAATCCGCTGCTCCAGTTACTAATTTTAGGCGTGGCAATATTATCTATTAGTAGCGAATCGTTTAGATATAGTCTATGCAATTGAATAATTTTAGCATTAAGAATTAATGTATCGGAGTCTGTGCCATGAGCTAGATGAGTCTCATCGTATGGATAAAATTTTTGCCCAGTATGACTTTCTATTACTTTACGTGCATATCTTTCGGCTAATACTAATTGAGAATATGACTTATAATTAGGATCTGATCTATCCCCGCCAAACTCTAGCTCTTCTCTTGTTTGCTCTAAATCAGTGTATGGCTTTACTACATAAAGGTTATGCTCTCTAGTTTGAGCCAATCCTGTTATAGTATAAGACCAAACCAGCTTTAAATCTTTTGTTTTTGAAACTAGAGCGGTTGGAAGAAATACTTGATAAACACCAACCTCTGTTTCAAGCTTTTCTGAAGATAGTGTTGCTTGTATCATTGTAGGCGAAACAGGAGTAACTGGGTCATTTGTTATATCATAGACTGTTACTGTTGGAAGGTTATCAGAGTCTTGCTCTTCACCTCTCCAATAAATTTTATGCTTTACTGGTGCTGTTGATCCTACATAAATTTCCATAGTGTAGGTTTAAATTAGTTGTAATACTCCTGAACTTCTTTTGGAGTTGCCAATCTAAAACCTTCCTCCTTGTCAAAAATTTCTTGAGCGTCATCTTTGCCCATTGCTACAAACGGGTGCTCTTTTGTAAAAGTAACTCCCATAATATCATATCTAAAATTATCTCTGGTCATTCTGACCAATACTGTGTCTTCTGGTTGTTCTGCTTTTGGATCAAACTTAGGTAATACCTCTGTGTCCATATTTTCTAATTCCTCTTCGATTTGCTTAATGGTCTTGCTATATACAGACCAGGTTACGCCCTCTTCGGCAAGAGCTGCGATTATGTCGGCCTTATTCTTTAAGCCCTGTGTTTCAACTGCAAAATCTTCTGCAATCTTTTTTAGTTCAGATATCTTTAATGTCTCAAATGACACAATAATCTCCTCATTCTACTCAAATCAATTATAGCATTACTAAATTAAAATGAAAAGCCCCCCAAAAATTAATTTAGGGGGCCTTCAATGGGATCTAAATCCTAATAATTAGGAAGCGACCTTAACGTTCTTTACAACGACCCAAGCGTCTGCTTGTTCGATCTGGACGCCAACACGAGTAAACATTGTGTACTCAATTGAGTCCTTACGTGGCCAGAAGAAGCGGTAAACTGTTACGTCACGCTTGATACCAATAACTACGTTATTTGGGAATGTCAAGTGAACGTCACCGTGTGAACCTGATGCTCCTGAGTGATCACCAGTCTGTGCTTCTGGAAGTAGTGGAACTTCAACAATTGGAATACCAAATGCGAATGGTGCCACATATCCTGCTGGACCGCCTAGAGGCTGTACGCCTGATAATCCTGAATCAAGTTTGAACCTGAAAGGAATCTAAGGTCAGAACGACGTTGCTTGTACTTACGTGGCATAGCCTTAAGTGCTGAGTTGAATACTGCACGGGAGATATTAGCTCCTGCTGCATCAACTACACGACCTGTTGACTTTGCCTTCTTTACTACACCGTCAAATGCCTTGTACAGGTTATCACCTGTAAGAGCAGTATTTCCGTTAAGGACTACGTCCTCAATGTCGTTTCCTGCCTGTGTTGCCATAAGTCTGGCAATATGATCTTCGAGATCAGCACCTTCAATATTGTCTTCTAGAGACTCAGTTGAAAGTTCCCAATCTAGGCGAAGCTTCTTAGTTGTAAGAGAGATCTTTGAGAAAGTAACTGCTGCGTTTGACGCATCGTTATCTCCTTCAGTTGCGAGTTTCATAAGTTTCTCGCCGACTGACATACGATCAATCTCAGTTGTGTCTGCTCTCATGCGGACTGTACGTGCGACCTTACCAATTACGGTTGCGTCGAACATGTAGTCTAGAAAGCGAGCTGATTGTTCTGGGTTAAGCAAACCGCCGTTTCCGTTTTCGG